ATAGCACCTGATGTTAAAGTTGTAGCAGGAATGGGTGAGAATTCTATAGCTGTTATACCTGCTTGTAAAGCAGTAATAGTGGCATTAATTCCAAGTAATATTTTAGAAGTAATATAGGTCAGCAGATATTGAATACGATGCGTAACTTACATCGGTAGGTAAAATAACGTCGCCTGCAAAGGGAGAGTTGTATGTAGTCATGTTTATGTATCAAGAACAGTTGCCTGTCTGTCTCCAATTCGTTGAATATTTTCTGTTTTAAGCGTATTCATAATGGCTTGGTATTGTTGTTGCCACATAGGTGTACGCTCATCATTTTTTAGGAAAGGCATAGCTTGTAGCAGTGAGCCATAAAGCATTGCTTGTGGTGCATAAATAGTGAACCAATTAGTTTGGTTTGTAGAATCTAGTGGCTGTACGCGTTCGTAGTATAAGACCTCGAAGCTGTAGTTTGATGCAGGAGTAGGAGCAACTAACCAATTGTCGTAGTTATAATCGCAATAGAATTTAGGTATACCTGTTTGCGTGTCATCAGGCCAATACTCTCTAAGGTATTCGTATTTGCGTAATAGAACGGGTTGACGTTCGCCATTTACAGTAATATTCATAGACACAGTCTTGTGCCAACGAGCAGGCTTTTGAATAGTATTTTGACCTGTTACAAAAGTTGAATTAGCAACATTAAGGTTACCTAAGAACTTAATCTCAGACGCAATAACTTGCTCTGCAAGCATAATGAAAAGAGGGATTTTATCAAGCGTAGCTTGGTCTGTACGCTCTAAGTATGATTGAATGTTTTCAACCAAACTATCATAAGTCATTGCTACAGCTACTGTCATTATAATCCCTTTAAAAATAAAGCTCGTTCGTCTTTGCGACGAATTACAAGCCCTTTAAAAACCTTCCCACCCGCTCTCGTATATTTAAGAAATTCGTTAGCGGCGCCTTGTATATCTCCGCGCAAAACCTTTTGACGGAGGGTTGACGACTGTAGTCTCCCAAGACCACAATTAAAAGCAAAGCTACACAAAGCATCAAATTGACCTTGTGTAAGAGGAACAGGACATAGTCTTTTGACACCCTTTTCAAACCTCGCTAAATCTTGTCTTAAAATTTGATCAACTTCTTGGATTGTAAACGATCTATTCCATTCTGTGGGAAGAGATTTGCCGTTGCCAATCAAATGACCCACACCCACTGTCCACAGTCCGATTGGATCTTGGTACGGCCTTAATCTTACACCTTCATGGTGCTTGATCATTTTCAGAGCTTCGTTGGAAACTCTCATTTACCACTAAACTTTTCCCATTGACGAGACCCAAAATAAAAGCCAATAATACTAGAAACAATGGCCATTTCCTGGTCTGAAAATACCTCAGTCATAGCTATGCTAAAGTCAACGCCTGTCCATATAGCCCAAATTAGACCCGCTACATCTGTAAATACAAGAAGTCCTACAAAGGTAAATGCTACATATGGACGAACTCTAGCGTTTAAGTCTACAGTTTTTTGAGAGGCGTTTTCCATAAGCTTTTTGTCATGGTCATACAGCGCTGATCTTTCTTGTGCGTATGTTTCAGTTTCTACTTGATGGAGCTTGATCTCTTCAATCTTTTCTTGAGATTGAAAGCCTTTTTCAGCCATAGCAAGCTGTTGTTCCATAGCGAGTTTAGCCATAGTTTGCTCATGTTTTTGATCCCCTTTATTTTGAAAAAATGAGAGTAGGTTTGGTAAACCTGATGAGAATATACCTAAAAGTCCTGACAAAATACTTAACATTATTTTCCTTTCCTTTGCATGTCATGTTCTTCAAGAATACGAATACGAACATTTAATTCTGATATTTGTTGCCTTAATTCCTCTTTAAGTTTAGCTCTATTCTCTGCTGATATAGGACTATCAGTCGGTACGCCTTGTTCTGTAATAAGAATAGGCATCTTTGATTTGATGTCTATAAGATCAGCTTGCATGCTTGATAAAGATGAAAGCATCCATGCGATTGCCGAAACAATCACAGGGAATAACATACTTGTTATCTTTTCCATGTTCATTTTAAAACAATGCTAAGTAATAAAATAATAATGGCGCCTGCTGATGCCATCAGAATACCTTCTAATCTTTTAAGTCGAGAGTTAATTGCTTCATATCTCAAAGCACAAACTTCTTCGTGAGTACTTAAACGATGATCAACTTGTTCAACCTTATCCATCTAAACCAAACCTCCTAGTAATATTAGGCGGGATTTACTTCCTCGCCATCTTTGTTTTCCTCAGGTTTTGGTAACTGAGGTTGTGCTTGTTGATGAATTTTTACAATCAAACTCCATGCGTTTGTTTTGCTTGGTAATTCACCTAACCCTAATAACACTTGATTAGTTTCATCAATTGTTAATTCTAATTTAATATCTGCCATTTTTACTCTCCTTTAAAAATTATTTGTATAATGTGTACCAACCTGTTGCTATATATTTATCGCAAGAATACACAGGATTACCTCTATGAGTATGGGTAAAAGACGCAGGAAAAATAGAAGCTGTTCCTGCTTTTGGTTTTACCCTTAAACCTTGCCATAAAAATTCTGTTTCACCTTCTCCGTCAGGAATATCATTTAAATATATAGTCCAAACTAAAACCCTGCTCGCTGATGTAATATTACCTTGCTCGCAATGCCAAACATGATAACCTCCCCTTGGAGGAGTTTTTTGTAATTTAACATCTAATGATGTAGCTTGTAATTGTTTTACTATCCAAAATTCTTCTGCGTATAATTCAATACATTTGTTTAAAACTTCATTAACTTTAGAAACAATTAAATTAGATGTGTCGTTTGACTTATAAAATTTTTGATAATCATATCTTCCCATTTTATCTTTGAAAAATTGAGTGTCTCCATTTTTATCAACTTTGTTTTTTAAGTCATTTTCAAACTCTTCAATAATATTGTTACATTCTTCTTTGCTTAATATATTCTCATATATACCAATAAACTGATTGTGTGTTATTTTTATATCACTCATTTATACAAACCAAGTAATTATTGAATATCTTGTACCCTTTGTCACAGGCATGACCTCATGTGGATACATAAAATTAGATGGAAACATAATTGCATCACCTTTTTCTAATTTATATTTTAACTCTCTGTCAAAAAATGCAAACTCTCCGCCTTCAAAATCATCATTTAGTATAAATGAGCAAGACACAGCACGAGGTCTTGCTTTAAATGAGTCCACATGCTCTATGTAAAAACACCCTTCAGGATATTTTAGTAGTTCGTATCCACTATCTTCTTCAATTTGACAATATGGAAATTTAGTATTATATTTCTGTATACATTCTGATGCTGAAACAAATATATATTTGTCTAATTTTAATCTAACTTTTTTATTTTTTTCTATTATATGCGGGTAAGATATAACAATAGTTTTACAGTTTCTTATGTTTTTTTTTACTTCACCACTGCCTATTACAGTATCTTGCCACTCATCACTATTTTTAAATTCTTCTAATATAGCGTCACATAATGGATTAGTTAAAGCGTTTTTAATAACAACTATATAATCAGTTATGCTAGAGTATAACACTAGGAATTTTTCCTTTTTCTAGTGTAGGCGGTTGTTGTTTTAACTGATCAAATACAGCCCAAGATTTAGAACCTTCTGCTCTTACATAATGTAAAACAAGTTGCACATGCTCTTCTCCTTGGTATGTATCTCTCCAATGAAATGCTGTTGTGCCTAGGTACATAACAGCGTCACCTTGATTTAATTCTATCGAAACCTCTTCTCCATTAGGTTTTAAAAGCCAAAATGGCCAATCTGCATCTTTTTTTAAATTTATTGACAAACTAATTTCGCAAGCAGGACGATCTACATGTTTGTACAAACACGAGTCACGCCCATGAATTCTTGTAATTGCATATGTAGGCAAAACATCTTCTTGTAAAATTTTTGATACATCAGGTATTTTTTTTACTAAAAATTTTAAAAAAGGTAAGTAATTATATTTATATAATGCACTTGGAAGCAACGAATCAATCTGTGCATCATTACCTATAGTTTTACTGAAACCAATAAAGTCATTTGCTAGATTTAAAGACTCTTCTTCAGTAATAAAATTTTTAATGTATATGTAATTGTTATCTATTAGCTGTTGATTCATTTTTATTTTGTTAAATAACTTCATCACAAGACATATGTTTATAATTCATTCCTACATTATGATCACACCCTAGCACCTTATCAGTTATAGCATGCATATTAACCCCTTCAGGCACCATGCTTGGATCAACAATATCATCAACATCTTCACCAATTCTTAAAGCATGTATACAATACGCTACAGTATTATCTTCTAACGCTGTTAGTTCATGCATTTTGTCCGCTTTAATATATATCATTTGTGGAGCAGTAAAAATAGACTCTTTACCCTCCACAACAATTTTTAATTTTCCATTTGCTAATAATGTCAAGTGATCAAACGAGTGTGTGTGCCCATGTTCTACATCACCTGCTTTTTCAAAGTGCATTTGCCTAGAAAAAAGGTTAGCAACACACCCTATGTTTACGTTTAATGCCATGTTCTCTCTCCATGAGTTGTTTTTTTAAACAGTAGTCCAAACTTCTTGTGGTAGTGTTGGCCATGTAGTATCACCTGCTACAGGATTAACTGCATATTGTCTAACTGCATTTCTATAAGTTACAAAATCATTTACGTTAGATAAATATGGATTACTTTTTGCAGGATCACTTACGTCAGGAATAGTCGTCCAATCCGTTTGTTTTAATTTTATAATAGCAGTTTGTTTATTTTGTTCTGCTGTTGGTGGGCTTGGTGGAACAGGAGTATTAGCTTCTGTCCATTTTGCTAAACAACCGTTTGCCCAACTTGGTAATTCTGTAATGTCTTCGTTTTGTTTATCCCAAAACTCTAACCAACCTGATGTTCCTTGCCATTGCAAAACGCGAACATCTGAAGGGATTGCGCAAGAAGATAAATCAAGATTTGAATATCCCGCTCTATCTTTTGTTACATTTCCGTCTATAGGTATAATTGTTAATTGCATTTTTTACTCCTCAATTAATTTTGGTTGATTGCTATCTATAGAAGGATAAGCAATTTTTGCAGTTTTTAATAATAGTTGTTGACTGTTTTCGTTAGCTTTAACCATTTCGTTTCTGAACGATTCAACAGCCGCTCCTGTTTGTCTTTGTTGTCCTGAGTTTTCAATTAACAACATAGGCATCCAAGCGATTGCGCATTGGTACTCATCTACCTGATTTCCTGTGTTCATATCAGTTCCTTGTACCCTTGTAAACCAAGCACACTGTAAACCAATGCAGTCTTTTTTAATTAACGGGCAAAATGTGCCATTTTTAATTTGCATGCTTAGTCTTTGGAAGCTATGATAAAGTCACGATATTTTACAGCTAGGTTAATTGCGTTACCTGAGAAGCTACCTGCACCTGAGCTGAATGAGAATGGGTGGGTATGTGAACCGCCACCACCTGTGTTGCCTAGGATACTGTTGTTAGTGCTGAAACCATCATTAAAATACTGTGGAAACGATGGTTCTATGGGACCCCCGGCTGTCGTCGGAATGGAATGATTATGACTTGGTATTTGTGGTGTGGTCAATGTCGTTGCACCCGCGCTACCTGATACAGATGTAATAGACACAGAACCTGTTGGTGTTTGTGAAGCAAACGCTGTAGTAAAGTCTACAGTACCACCGTTAACTACTGAGCCTGTCACTATACGCAAAGCACTGTTATTAATAGCTGCTGTTGTGTCTTTTGTCCAACCTGTAGGTGCCGATGTTTGTTGGAAAGACATACGAGTTCCTGCGGGGAAGCTTGCTCCGCCCGCGGCTTGGAACGTTGGTAATGCACCTGCGCCGTTTGATGTTAACACTTGACCTGCGGTACCTACTGAAGCAACAGACTGATAAGCGCCTGTTGATGTTGTACCTCCACAAAGAACAGCAAAAGCTGTTTGTGTTGTAGCGCCTGTTCCGCCGTTAGCGACAGGAAGCGTGCCTGACACATGCGTTGTAAGACCAATCTTACCCCATGACGATGCAGTAGTTACACCACCTGAAATTAATGCATTACCTGTAGCAACCGCAGCTAACTTAGTTAGTGTGTTAGTTGCGCCACCTTGAAGCAAATCACCAACAGCATAAGTTGATTGACCTGTTCCACCGTTAGTTGCAGGAAGAGTCCCTGTTACATTGGATGCAAGATTACAATATGTTGTAGATGTTGATCCTGTACCGCCGTTTGTAGTTGCTAGTGTACCCGCTACTGAAACAGCTCCTGATGTTGCGGTTGATGGAGTTAAGCCTGTAGAACCAAAGCTAATAGTTGTGACGCCGCCTGCCGCGGGGGTTTGCCATGAAGGAATACCGCCTGAGACTGTTAA